TCTGCCCCTGAATCGTCCCGAGTTGGCCGGGGAACTCCACCGGCAAGGACTCCATGGTCGAGGTGTAGGCCAACCCCGCCCGCACCTTAGTGCCAGGCTTGGGCAGCGTGATCGTCCCGCCACTGACAGTGCAGGGGGGGATGACGGACCCATCCACCACGACCGTCACCTGTTGGCCTTCTAAGTGATTCAACCCCGTCACCGTGGTGACCGGACTAACAAAATCTCCAGAGACACCCGAATCCACAAACCACATCCCATCCTTGTCCTGCGCCGTGGCAGGCCAGAAGATGTTTTCCAAAAACTCCACATGACGGACCGTTGCGCCGTTCACCGTTCGGCGAACGCAAAGCCACAACTGATCCTCCCCAGAAGGACCGCCGGGGATAACGGCCAATGACTCCACAAACGCATCCACACCCCCGATCCGGTGCCGTGCCCATCCTATCACTTCTTGATCGCGCAAGTAAGTGAGAGCGCACAATGAGCCGTCATTCATGGCGCACCAGACAATCGAGAATGGCTCTTGTTGGTAGGCCATTTGGCGGACGCCCCCCAGCGTCCGGGGAAGATGCTCGGCGAGTAGGGTGAGGTCCTTGGCAATATACCCGTCAATCTCAAAGTTATAGACCAATTCCCGCACCCTCGCCCCACCCCGCTGGACAAAGAGCACACTGGTGCCTACGGCCACCGATTGCACAGCATCGGACCCAAAGGACGTTTGCAGCCTAGCCTCCGCATTGTCGGGCGCAAACGCCTTCGACGACGCGGCTGGGCCAATCGTCCACTCTCCGCCTGCCGTCCCGACGTGGAGCTTGGTCTGCCCGGAAAGCCACAGAATTTTGTTAACCTGTCCACTTGCTAGGGTCAAGGTGATGGCGTTGGTGTCCACGACCTCGGTGCCTCGGTCGGTGGGGGCAAAAGCCTCAAATTGACCAGTCTCCGAAAACCAGAGCGTTTGCGGCTGATGGGAGGTGGAGGCGAACACCAAACGCTCGGCAAAAAAACTTACGCACGAGGGGTAGCCTCGCACGGCACTCCATGCGCCTTCCCTCCATCGGATCGTCCCCGCCAAGACCGAGGTGGGCAACCGCTTGAGCACAGTGGCCGTCACTGTGGTGGAGTTGGTGAAGCCCGTGATCTTCACCACGCCAAAGCCGGAATGCAGATAGGTCCACGAAAGCGTGCCGTCACTCTCCGTCCCGGTCGTGTGCACCGGAGCACGGGACTCCGAACGCTTCCCCACATACAACCAGTTAACATTCCCATCACTGACCGTCCCGTTGGTGTGCGTGGGAGCCGTGTTGCCGCTGCTGCCGGCACTCTGCGCCCGATAAACATTCTCCCCATGGTGACAATGACGCCCAATCCCCCACCCGACGCCTGACTGCCAAGCCGACGAACCAACCAAGCGGGCCTCATTGGTGGCCGCGTTGGTCCCGCTGAGGACATAGACCAACCCGTCGCTTTCAACCTCAATCCCGGTTTCATAACACACGCCCTGGGCCCACGCCACATGCTTGGACTTGGTGGACTCTTCCAACCGGAAGATTGCTCCCACATGCCCTGGCTTAAACAAAGGCGAGGTGCTGGTCAGCGTCACGGTCCCCGTCACAGCGGAGGCCGTGATCGCCTGAGCGTCGTCGGTGTTCATGTCGAGATAAGGACCATCTTGGAAGTCGATCACCTGCAACGTCCATGAGGTGTGAGAGAGGCGCGAGAGCTTGCGCGGCGCATGATTCGGATGCGCCAGGTAAAGCACATCCGCGCTTTGCGCGTAATAGAGTCCATCCAGGTCCGCCTCGGTGTAAGGACTGGCAATCTCCACCGGAGTATTGGGGGGACTCTCAATGCGCCCTTCGTCTTTGTAGAAGCGGATATACTGATCCCCAAATTCCAAGATGTAGCTCTGGATGTTGGAAAAAGAAAACGGGATCAGCCGGGTCTTTTTATTGGCCAACTTCGCAGGTTTAACAAACCGCGTGCCCGGCCGTCGAAAGAGTCCACCTTGCGGGGAAAGAAGAAAGTTCTCCAGCTTGGCGCACCCATTCCCATACCGGTGCACATCCACTCGTCCGCGCATCGCCGGAGAAAGTTCCCCCGCGTTGAACGTGGTCTGGATGCCATTGAACGGGGAAATCCGCGCCGCCATAGTCGATTACCCCCACAACCCGGAGCGGCGTCGGGCGCGCTCGTAATGGTCAAGCTGGAGCCGCTGGAGGTCGTTCTCTTGCGCATCCACCGTCTTGGCAAAGCGCAGCTGGTCCTCAAATGAGGCTCGCAGCCGAGAGTGCAGCTCGGGATTTTGGAGCAAGGTGTTGGCGAGGTCGGCGGCCAAGTAGGCCGCAATGCACTCCGCGCAGAGCGTGTCCAGCTGGGTCACGTCGTCCACCGCCGCCACATAGACCAAATCAATCGAATCCGCATCAGCCAAAATCCGGCGGCCTTCGATCTCATACGGCACGCCGCCTTCCAGCCGCAGCACCCGGAGGCAATCGACCGGAAGCGGGAATGACGCATCCCAGCCGAAGGCCGGGGCGGTTGTCTCTGCCGCCAGGGTGATCCGTTTCTGCGCGCAGTTCCACGGGTGCAGGCGCAGCACAGTGTCCCGGCATGGATTGAGGCGCACCTTGGCCACTTGCGCGGCTTTGGCGTCATCGTCCAGCGAGATGATCGTTGGCACGCCGAGGCGAACCAGGGCGCCGTTAACAACCTCGATCCAAGATGTCGCCATGGGCACCTTTTAGTGTGAGGCCCGCCCGGACAGGGAGCGGGCCAAGGAGGAGAAAACACCCGTCCCTGTCCGGCGGGTAGGGCAAGCAAGCCCCAAGTAGATCAATGGGTCACGTAGAAGAACGCGACTTTAAGAACGCGATTTGCTGGGAAGCCCTCGCCACCAGCGGTAGCCACGATGGTGGTATCGGCTGGCAGGATGTAACCCAAGCCGGTTAGGGCGATATCATCCGTCCGCCCTTCATTCGCAACGCTGGTCGAAGCCAGGTAGCGGGTGGGGCTGCCTGAATCCCCAATCGTTAGGTTGGCACCAGGGCCCATCGCGCCGTGAGCCACCTGGAGGCCAACGATGCGCGCCCCCTTGGGCAGGGTGAAGAGGTTGATCGTGTCGCCGGGGTTGACGGGCTGGGTGGTGGTGTTCAGCTCGGCGTAGGCCAGGCGGATTTCCCCGCTCAGGTCCACGGGCTCGGTGGGGTTTTCAAAGCCCACCGAGTTTTGTTTGTTGAAGGTAGTGGAATTAATGGCTGGCATTGGATTCTCCGGTTAGGGGTTACTTGGTTTCGTCGCAAAGGATTTCCACGACTTTCTCTTCCCACATCCGGACCGCCCCGAAGGAGGCCATGATGGAGATTTGCAAGGTGTAATCCTTGTCGGCGCGCTCGGCGATGCGGCCCTTCACCGGATCAAGCCAGCAGAACTTGATCGCACTTTTCGGGTAGGCGAGCACGCTGCGGTTGTTGCCGGTTTTGTTGAGCTGCTGGCTGACGACGAACTTGAAGCCCATGAAGGTGTCCAAGCTGCCGTTGACCAAGGCACGCACGGTGTTGTAATCCGCGCTGGTGACCTCCGTGGTGCGGAGCAGGCTGTTCATTTGGCTGGCCGACAGGATGAGGAATTGAGGCTCCCCGTCCATGACCGCCTCTTGCTGGTCGAGCAGCAGGCGGGCCCGGCGCAGCTTGCCGATGGTCAGGTTGGAAGGCGTAGGCGAACCGCTTTCGACAAAGTTCACCGCGACTTGCTGGCTGGCGGGGAAGGTCACCTGGGTCGTTCCACTCTTGCCGGCGTAAACCGTGCCGGTGGCGGCACGCACGATTTCCAGGTCGATGGCCTTGTTCATGCCGCGCACCAGGGCAGCGGCGTAGTCGCTTTCCGGGCTGATGGCCAAGCGGAGTTTGTCGGAGTGATCCAGCGGGATATGCTGGATGTAGTCCTCCGGCTGCACGCGGCGGCGGGAGTGGGCAGGGTCTTCCCACTCGGTATCCGAGTAACGGGACTTCTTCTTGGGGACACCGATGTCACCAAGACGATCGTAGTATTTGAACTCGGCGCCAGTCTGGTCCAAGGTGACCGTCTGGAGCAGTTTGGGGGTTTGGTTGCGAGCGATAACGTCCAGCGAGTTGTTGAACTCTTGAACGAAATTGTCGCCAATAGTAGCAGGCATATTGTTGTCTCCGTGTTGTTTCCGCCGTCGTTTGTTCGACGGAAAGGGTGAGTTTGTGAATCTCGGCTGAGTTCTCTCCACACGGAGGCTCGGGCCTTTGTGGGTTTATCGCTCCCACCGACCGCATCTTTTGATGCAGCTTCACGGAGACATTTGCTCGGGCGTGCGGTCCGGCTTGCGCCTGGATTGTCGCCTCGTTCCTCGAACGCCTCACCACGGGTCCTACCGGATTTCTCTCCGGTTTCGGATTGTCCGATCCTTGATCTGGCCCAAGGAAGCCCCGAGTTGCCGGTCCACGGGTAATGCTCCTGGTGGAGCAGAATTGTCCGTCTGGATGCTCCATTAGAGCATAGGCCTATTTTTTGCAAGCACAATCTTCGGTGCCGCCTGTGGTCAAGCTGGGGGGCGCAATCCGCGTTCGCCCTGTGGACCTGGAGCGAATGGCGGAAAAGCTGCTGGTGGGGGGCTGGAAATGAACGCCCCCGCCACTGCCTTGTAATCACGCCCCACCACTCGGATAGGCCACTTCGTGCAGTCCCTTCCAGCGGGCTTTGGCCTCCTTGTGGTTAGGGTGGCTGGCATCCAGTAGGCTCTTCGCAAACTCCTTGTCGGCCTTGAGCCGACCGATCTCCGCCAGCGCAGCGGATGGGCTGCCCCGGAAACTGCCAGAGAGCCCGGACGCCCCACCGAGAATCACCCGGTCCTCGGCCATGGCCTTGCCCACCTTGGCCATGAACTCGACCAAGACAGGGTCATCCCCCAGGCCAGTGGAACGAAGGTATTGCTTGAACGCATCCCCTCCGAACTGGTCCACCACCCGGCGGGCGCCATCCAGCATCGCGTCCTTGTCGGGACCGAAGGATGCCAACACTTTCTCCAACTGCGCCTGTCGAGCTGCGGCTTGTTTTTGGGCTTCCTGCTGTTGGGCTTGGAAACGCTTCGTCTGGTCGGCAATCCACGCAGAGCGCAGGGCGTGCGCTTGCCGCTTGGTTAGGCCGATCTCGAACGCCTTATCCCGGAAAAATTGGTCAAGGCTCTCATCGTAAATCGCCCCCTCGGGTAGTTCTGGTTTGGTAAATTCGTAGCCTTCTGGTTTGTCTGGAGCACCCAGCTTGGTGAATAACTGACGCCACTCCGCATCGGTCCATTGTTCGTTGGGCATGGGCAGACCGGGCGGGGGTTGTGTGGCACTGGACACGGATGCACGCATCTTGTCCATCTCGACATAAGACTTGGCCAAGGATGCTACGTCGCTGAACTTGGAAAGACTCTTGGCTTCTCGGAGTTCCGGCGGAAGGAGCTGCCGCCAATCGCCACCAGACGGCGCAGGCGTGGGGGCAGCGGCGGGGGCGGCGTCACTGGTTTCGGGTGCGGGGGTGGTTGCTGTTGCGGTATCGCTCATGGTTCTTCTCCTTGGGGTTGAATTGGCGGAAGAGGTTCTTCACTGAGAATCTTCCGCAAAAAACGATCTGCTTCCTCCTCTGAGCCAGTCGCAGTATGGATGATCTGGAGGGCCAGCGTGCGGCGTCCCTCGGCGTAGGCTAGTGCCAAAGGCTCACCCGTAAAGCCACGGGCCAGCACCCCGCCCGCACGCAGGATGTGCCGCAACACGGTTTCCCCGTCCGGCCCATCAAAGACGCGACGATAAGCCGCACGGATGGCAGCGGGTTCGGTCTTATCACTCATGACATCAAATTGGCCAGTTCCGGCATGTCCGCCCGGGCTGCCGCCACATCACGCAGGGCGCGGGCCGCCCCACTCATGCCCTGGAGTTGCTGCATTTGCAGTTGCTGAGCTTGAGCATCCTGCTGCTGTTTGGCCAGGGCTTCCCGCTCAGCGCGGGTCCGCAAGCGCGACCGACTGACTTCCGCCGCCAACGCCAAGTCCTCGATGACGCCCTCGGTGTCGATGGCATTGAGCACGTTCGGCATGATCTGGAGATAAGGCACCACCTGCTGGAGGAAGGCCTGCATCCGGAGGGCTTTCTGTCCCCTTTGGGCCCGCGCCGCGGGCGAGAGGTAAGCAATCGAAAGCGGCTTCTCCCGCAACGACGCTGGTGGCTCAGGGATGGCCCCAGTCTCGGAGTAGTGCTCGAAGAAGCGGATGATGATGGGATTCAAAAATTCCTGCTCCAACCGCCCTAGGATCGGCGACAGCTGCCGCAGCCGATCGTCTTTGGTCTCAACAATCTCTTGCGCCGTCACCCGATCCCGTGAGCCAAAGTTCGGCATGTTGAATAGATCGTTCAGGAACGTGCGGCCAATGAGGTCGTGCAACCGATTGATGAGGTCAAGATTGACTGCCAACTGTGGGTTAAGCGCCAGAGGCTCGATGCGGCTGCCGGGAGTCTTGTGCCAGACCGCCCACGGACGGAGCGTGATCTTGGCGAACACACCATCGTCGTCCACGATCAACGGAGGTGCAGAAGCAAGCTGAGACGCCTGGAGCATGATCCGGGTGCACTCGTTGAGCACGCGCACGTGCTGGAGGCAATCCATGGCCGGCGAACGCCCATAGGTCTCCCCGGCCAGCTTCGCCCACCGCACCACCACGTAAGGGAATTTGCTCATCCGCCCTTCCCGGATCATCTCTCCCTCCGGCGTCAAGTAGGAGCTGCGCCAACCGTTGCCATCCTGGCGAGGCTCGACGGCATGGATGATTTTGAAAAGTCGGTCCGGGTCTCTCTCGTCCCGGCACTTGGCAGGAGTGTCGTCCCCGAACATCTCTTCCATCGCTCGGGCGGATAGCTCGAACTCCCGGTAAAGCGTGTCCACCACACCGGAGCGGTTTTCGCTGATAAAGCACTCCGCCAGAGGCAAGCACTTTGCCACCAAGCGCTTGCCCGGTCCTTCCTCAAGGAGAAGCACCCCGGTGCCAAACGCACCCAGCTCCATGTAGAGCTCATGGAGAGCGGAATGGAACCCACACTCCGGCACTAACATCGCATCGTAAATCGTGTTGCTGGCCTCTTCCAGCCAGCGGCCCGCCGCGTCTCCGCGATCAATCGTGGCGTGCCGGGTGGTCAACTCGAACCAGCGGGAAGAGGGGGAGGTGACGTAGGAATGCAGCCCGCTGGCCAACGTCATGAGGGCAAAGCCGGGAAAGTCGTCGAAGACGCGTTCTTTCCTCAGCGAGCCGGCCGTCAGTCGCGCCAGGAAGTCGGACGTGTTCGGCCTAACCATCTCCCGGATTTCCTGCCAAAGGCTCTCCCATAACATGCGGTGCCGCTTGAGCCCTTGGAAGCGGGCACAAAGCGCCTTTGCCCGTTCCTGTCGCGCCAAGGCAGGAGACGGCTTAGGAGTCGCGTCTTTGGGGAAATCCAACAGCATTTAACCTCCCAGTGTCGTCTTGGCCACCGGGGCATCCCCCATTTGCGAGGGGGCCAGAATGGTGTTCTGTCGCCCCTGCGCCTGCTTGAAGCGGCGGCGTTGTTCTTCGATGGCGACGCTGTCCCCGTCTGGCTTAGTGGGCGCGGGGGGAGCGGGGGGAGGGGCAGGGGGCGGTGCCGGAGGAGGCGGGGGCGATCCACCTCCACCACCAAACTTGTGCTGTTCTTGTTGAAAAAAATGATAACCGTTCATGCGAGGGTGCTTCCTTTCTTGGTGGTGAGAAGATCGTCGTCCGGGCCATCAGTCAGAGTGCTGCGGACTTGGGCTTCCCGCTTTTTGCGCTCGGCATCTCCAGCGTCTCCCGCCTCCGGCTTGTTCTGCACATCGGGCGGAGGCGGAGGCGCGGGAGGGGGTGGGGGAGGAGCGGGGGCTGACTTCGAGCCACCGCCACCAAATTGATGTTGTTCTTGCTGATAAAAATGATAGCCGTTCATGCCAATTTCTCCATGAATTGCACCAGCGGATAAGCCCGGGCCTCCGGAGTTTTCGGCCAGCGATTAAAGGCTATCCTGTCAAATAAAAATCCGCGCTCCCGCAGATGAACTAAGGCCCACCCAAGAGCGTCCTTCATGCTGGGACCATCCAGGGCTACAGCCTCCACCCAGAGCACACGGCCCGCCGCATCCAGACGATGGTCACGTGGGGGGCCGTCTTCCGCAGAGGCCACGGGTCGCCCCATGAGCAAACCGCAAATGCGCCCCTTAGACCAACACGCAGCCGCCAATCCAGCGCGAATGTAGAGCGCCACGTAATCCCGCCATTCCTCAAAGGACATGCCTGGGGGGAACTTGTTGACACCATACCACGCCAAAACGTCCGTATCGTGTTCGTGGGCAAGTCTCCATTTCATTTGCCTTGAGCTTATAGGCCTATTATGCAAGGATGGCAAGACAAAGTAATGGCCTCTCACTCCATCACCGCAGCCCCAGCCCAGCCCACCCCGGCCCTCCTTGAGGAATGGAAACGCCGGAAATTTGACGTGGTGGCGGAAATCCCACGCCAGTGGGACCGGCTCCAATCCGATGCTAGCGAGGAAGAACGATTCCGGGCCGAATGGCTTTTGAAATGCGCCCAACTGGCCCTTGCCGCCCAGAAGGTGGAAGCGTCCGGGCGCAAGGGATCAGGGGGCAGCGTGCAAATCTTGGTGGCCGACCCGAGGAAGTGATCCATGCCTCGCAAATCCAAAGACGCCGCCAGCAAAGCCGACCCCAGTGCGGTTGCGCTCCCCGCCCTCGGCTGGCGGTGTCGCCCTTACCAGCGGAAGCTGTGGGATTACATGGACCGGGGCGGGAAAATGGCCGTGGTCCTGTGGCATCGCCGCGCCGGCAAAGATTTGTTCGCCATCAACTGGATCGCCATGGCCACCACTAAGCGGCCCGGCCTCTACTGGCACGTCTTCCCTCAGCTCAACCAAGGCCGTCGCATCATCTGGGAAGGCTACACCAACGAAGGCCACCGCTTCCTGGACTACTTCCCCAAAGCCCTGCGGGCCGACGCCAACCAACATGAAATGCGCCTCAACCTCAAAACTGGGTCCACCTACCAAGTCATTGGCGGGGACAATGTGGATTCCTTCCGTGGCCAAAACCCGATTGGCGTTGTCTTCTCGGAATACGCTTTCTGCGACCCCGCCGTCTATCGAGTGATCCGACCCATCCTCGCCGCCAACGGAGGATGGGCCATGTTCATCAGCACACCCAACGGCGCCAATCACTACCAACAGCTCTACCGCGAAGCCGAGAAACGACCTGATTGGTTTGCCGAGCGCCTGACCATCGAAGACACCGGCGTCATTTCCCCCAAAGAGTTGGAGATCGACCGTGCCTCCGGTGTCAGCGAGGCCGAAATCCGCCGCGAATACTACTGCGAGTGGACCGCCCCCATGGAAGGCGCCTACTACGCCGAAGCTATCAATCACATCGAGGAAGCCGGTCAAATCACCGATGTCCCCTACGAGCCTGCCCTGGACGTGCACACGGCCTGGGACATTGGCGTCCGGGACACCACCATCATCTTGTTCTATCAAATCGAGCCATTCACTGAGCGCATCCGCATCTTTGATGCTTACGAATCTCACGGCGAAGGGCTCGCCCACTACGCCAGCATCCTCAAAGCTCGCGGCTACTCCTACGCATCCCACAACGCCCCCCACGACATCCAGGTCCGTGAAATCGGAACCGGACACAGCCGACTGGAAGCCGCCCGCCAACTTGGAATCAACTTTCGCCTCACTCCCAAGCTCACCGTATCCGACGGCATCGAGGCCGTCCGCCGCACGCTGCCCCGCGTCTGGATTGACCAGCGGCGGTGCGCCAAGCTCATTGAAGCCCTCAAGTCCTACCGCAAGGACTACGACAAAGAAGCCAAGGTCTTTTCATCGAAGCCGGTCCATGACTGGACCAGCCACTGGGCTGACGCCATGCGCTACCTCGCCGTCGCCCAGCACAAGCGCATCCCAGACGCCCTCCGGGTCACCACCTCAGTCCCGGACAATTACCACGTCCTCGCCCACTCCGACCGACCCCCCGCGGTGGCCAGTCATGGTTTCGCCTCTTTTGACCCGGAACCTCACACACCAAGCCGTCGCTCCTTCCTTTGGGACTAACAACTATGAACATGCTCCCCACTCCCCCCCTGGCCCGCAACCTCGATCCCAACCGTCCCGACGCCAACCTCGCCCTCTTGTCCACCCCAGCCGATCTGGGCGATGTCATCGGAGCGTCCGCAGGCATGGCTTGGGATGAAAACCTCGGGCCTAAAATTTGGCGGGCCTTCAACCGTTCGCTGGACTTTGGGCCGCACCTCACCCCGGACGAACTCAACGAACGATTCCCTCGCCCGGACGGCACCCCGTGGGCCACCTCCATGCCGGAACGCTCCGCCCGCCAAGTTTGGGAACTCGAAAACCGCCGCTACCGAGCCAATCGCACCCTCGCCCGGGGGCCAGGCGGAGCACTCCAAACCGCCGCCGAGTTCGGCACCGGCATTGCCGTGTCCTTTGCTGATCCCGTCAACCTCGCCGCCTCCCTCATCCCATTTGTCGGAGAAGCCCGCATGGCCCAACTCGTCGCTCGCTATGGGGTCACCCGGGCCCGGCTTGTCGCCGGTGCCATTGATGGCAGCCTCGGCAACCTCGCCGCCGAGGGCCTGAACATCCCGCTTTCCTTGGAAGAAGGACAGGACTATGGCGCTGCTCAAGTTATCTACAACCTCACCGCCGGAGCGCTCTTTGGTGCCACCTTCCACGCCACTGGCGGCAAGATCATGGACTTCATGAGCCGCGGCAAACACACCCGGATGCTGGCCGAAGCCGCCGCCGCCGTGGACTTAGGCCGCCCCGCCCCCGTTCATGAACTGCTCGCACTGGACCCCGACATCGTCCGCGCCGAACTCTACGCTGGCCGCACGCTCAACGAACGCCAGCGCGTCGTCGCCCTCGAACACCGCGATGCCTTCCTCGGCAAAGTCAACGAAGCCGACGTGGAGCGGGAAGTGGCCCGCCGCACCGCCCGCTTCATCGAGGCCCGGGAAAACCCGCAAGTCGCCGACCCCGCTACCCTCCTAGACCCCACCCAGACCGCCGACACCCCACGACCTACCTCCCGCACCACCAGCGTCACCTTCGACGATGCGGCCGACGACGACACCTTTGCCGACGCCCTCGCCGCCGATGCCGACCGCATGGCCCGAGAGGACGGCATTGAAACCAACAATGGAAGCCGACAAGAAACCCTCAGCCAAGGAGGAGTAGATGCGCCCGGAACCACTGATTCTAACGGATCGCCTGCACTACCCTCCGCCGCTCGGACCAATGGGCCCGATGTCTCCGGAGGATTGGACGACCTACAACAAATTGCTCAAAAGCTGGGCGCGAAAACAGAAACGGTCGATGCAGATACTTTCCACAAGCGGTCGGGCAGTCTGGGATCTCCGGCTTTCTTCGATCCTGCCACCTCGTCTATCGTTCTTCGATCCGACTTGTTTGAAGCACTGCCGCCCTCAGCCCGTCGAAAAGTGCTGGAGGAAGAGGTTATCCACCTTGCGACAAGGCAGGCTTACCAAGCCAAGCACGCCGCCTCCGGCTCTACCCTGAGCTTTAACGCCTACTACTCCCAAGAACTCCGCGCCCTCTGGGAGGATGTCGCCGCCACGCCGCAAGGCAGGGAACTCGTCACCAAGGCGGTCTCCTCTTACTACGGACGCAAGCTGGAATCCCCGCTCACCTCGATTGATGAAGTCCTAGCACTGACCGGCGGCAATCCCATCCCCCTCATGCCCGAACTCATCCGAGCCGGAGTCCAGCTTCGCAAAGACGGGATCATGACCGAAGCCGCATACCAAGGCTTCCTTGGCAAAATTGTGCAATTCCTGGAACCCATCATCGCCCGGATGCGGGAGATCCTGGATGCGGAGTATTCACCACTCTTGGCTGATGCAATCAAGCGCACCGAGGCCATCCTAGACGCCGCCCGCACCGGCGACCCCGCCAAACTCCCCGCCCAGATGGAACTGCGGCTGAGTGACACCCAAGGCACGCAGGGTGCTCCGCCGATTGCCGACTACATCAAGCCCCTGACGGAGTGGTTCAAAAATCCATTGGAAGTCCTCCGCCTGCCATCCATTCCTGCCCGAATCGCCAAGGCACTCGGCACGCCAGAAAAACCCGTCATCCTCAAACCAAATATTCTCCAGAAGAATCTTGCAGCCCATCCTGATCTCACGCCGGAAATGTCAGCACAGATTCTGCAAGAGACCATCAACCGTCCAACTCAAATCATCCAAGGCAAGCCAACCAGCAAGCCCAACTACTGGGTCTTCATCAAAAAGGACTCGCCGAACAAAATCAGCGTTCTCGAAGTCTCCGAAGCCAAAGAAGGAATTGAAATCGTCGGCTGGCGGATGGGAAACGACAAAGCAGTTGCTCGAATCGAAAAAAACGCCCGGAAGGAGGGCGGTCAAGTCCTCATAGAGGGGGATTTCTCCCCAACCGCAGCTGACCTTTCTGACTTTCAACCGGACACCACCAACATATCTCCTGACACAGGACGTGTCAACTTCGCCCCCGCCATCAACGACCCAACGGTCCCCCTCCACGCCCGCCTGCGCGATAACCTCCTGCCCGCCCAACGCCAAAAAATCCGCGAGGCCCGCGCCACCTACCAAGCCCTCAAAGCTGACCCCGCCGCCACCCCCGAACAACGCCTCGAGGCCGCTGCCGCTTACCGCCAGGCCGTCACCCAGCACCGCGCCCTCTCCAACGCCATCCGCCAGATCGAAGCCGCCCCCGACCCCGCCACCGCCCTCGATGCCCTCATCGACGGTCGCAACAACCTCTTCACCGGAGCCCGCCTCGGCATCGCCCAACTCCAGTCCGCCCGCTTCCTCCAAGCCGCCGGTTCCCTCGACGCCAAACTCCGCCAACTCGGCCTCACCCAGGCCTTCGCCAAAGGCGATATCGACGACCTCCTCGCCGACGCCCTCTTCCAACTCACCACCCCCGGCGGCAAAACCCACCACCTGCCCACCCCCATCGTCGAACTCGCCCAGCACATCACCGCCCTCCAAAACCGCCTCACCGGACAAGCCAACGCCCTCGGCGCCACCATCGGCTCCCTCCCCGGCCGCATCGCCCGCCAATCCCACAACCCCGACAAAATCCGCCGCGCCGGCCTAGCCGCCTGGAAAGAACAAATCCTCCCCCTGCTCGACCCCCGCACCTTCGCCAAAGTCCAAGACCCCGACGCCTTCCTGACCCAAATCTACCACAACCTCGTCTCCGGCCTCCACCTCCAAGACCTCGGCGCCCAAGCCGCCATCCCCACCCGCTCCACCTCCAACCTCGCCAACTCCCTCGGCGCCCACCGCAAACTCCACTTCAAAGACGCCGCATCCTGGCTCGCCTACCAACGCGCCTTCGGCGAACCCAACCTCGCCGCCTCCATCCTCGCCGACTTCCAAAACCTCTCCGCCGCCGCCGCCGCCATCGAAAAACTCGGCCCCAACCCCACCCACACCCTCAACCTCCTAGCCACCAACATCGAAGCCGCCCTCCAACAAGAACCCGAAAAACTCCAAGCCTTCCAATCCAAACGCGCCACCATCGAAAAATTCCTCGACTACCAACTCGGCAAACTCAACCGCCCCACCCACCCCACCCTCGCTCGCCTCAGCGCCGGAATCCGCGCCTGGCAATCCCTGGCCCGCCTCGGCGGCGTCGTCCTCACCTCCATCTCCGACCTCGCCGGATTCAACGCCGAAGCCCGCTACCAAGGCCTCCGTAACCCCTTCGCCGGTTACTTGACCGCCCTCGAATCCCTCACCAAACGCATGACCGACGCCGAACGCACCGAATTCGCCTCCCTCCTCGGCGCAGGCATCGAAGGCACCCTCGGCGCCATCCACGCCCGCTTCGACACCGCCGAACCCCTCAGCACCGGAATGTCCCGAGCCCAGCAAACCTTCTTCCGCCTCACCGGCCTCACCTACTGGACCGACGCACTCAAATCCGGCGCCGCCCTCATGACCTCCCACCACCTCGCCCTCCACGCCCACAAAGACTTCGCCTCCCTCCCCCACCAAATCTCCCGCCTCCTCAACCTCTACGGCATCTCCCCCTCCGAATGGGACCTCCTCCGCGCCCACACCTCCACCGGCCCCGACGGCCGCTCCTACCTCCTCCCCGCCGACATCGACAGCCGATTCACCTCCAACACCACCCTCATCAACGCCGCCACCAAACTCCAAGCCCTCATCTCCGACCGCACCGACTTCGCCGTCCTCTCCGCAGGCTCCCGCGAACGCTTCACCCTCCTCAACGCCCTCGGCGCCGCCGACATCAACGCCGGGCCCCTCGGCCTCTGGGGCCAAGCCGCCCGCTTCCTCACCCAATTCAAATCCTTCTCCGTCGCCACCATCACCAAAACCCTCTCCCGCGACATCCAAGGCTCCTCCTCCACCTCCGAAGCCGCCATCTCCGTATCCGCCTTCCTCGCCCAAACCATCATCCTCGGCTACCTCGCCATGACCCTCAAAGACCTCATCCGTGGCAAAAACCCCAGAGACCCACGAGACCCCAAAACCTTCCTCGCCGCCTTCATGCAGTCCGGCGGCCTCGGCATCTACGGCGACTTCCTCTTCTCCGCCGCCCAAGAAAACCGCCTCGGACGCGGCCTCCTCGAAACCATGGGCGGCCCCACCATCTCCTCCCTCGCCGACCTCAAAGACATCCTCAAACACTCCTACAACTACGCCACAGGCAACCGCGATAACCTCCCCGCCGCCCAAGCCCTCCGCCTCACCTTGCAAAATACCCCATTCCTCAACCTCTTCTACACCCGCACCGCCCTCGACTACCTCATCCTCCACAACCTCCAAGAACTCGCCTCCCCAGGCTACCTCAAACGCCTCGAAAAACGCCTCCTCGAAGACGAAGGCCGCACCTACTGGCTACCCCCCACCCAATCCCTCCAACCCCTCGGAACCCCGTAAAATCGTTTTTAAGCCCTTATAGGCCTATGTCCGCTATCTCCACCCTTCCGGAAAAGGAAAAGCGCTTAAAGGCGGCCTTTTGCGCGAATTTGCCCCATTCCAGCCAGCCAACCACCAAACCCTTCCCCCAAAACCAACTTATGGGCGCGGGGGATACATGACACTTCCGCCGCATCGAACACCCCCCCTCCCACCCCCTTCAACCTCAAAAAATTACACAAACACCACAACCACAAGGAGTTACAAAGATGAATACGAAATCACTTCGACAACGACAGGCGAATTTACTTCGCACAACACTGATAATATCAAATTGGAGTTCGTTGATAATCAACAACTTACAAAAAGTCGCAAGTTATGTGACCGAAATCGCCACCGCCGCCAAAGCGATGGCGCGGCACTCAACCAACGCCGGAGGCCTGAAGTCATGCCTGCGGTGAAGGGACGGCATCAGCCGTTGGTGGGGCGGAGGCTGGAGGGGTTGCAGAAGAAGTGGCGCAAGACGCTGTGGCTGGCGCGAAGGAAGGCGTGGAATGCTGAGGTGAAAGCATTGCGGGAGGCTGGGTATTTGGCGAAGGGGAGCTGCATAGTGCGCCGGGAGGAGCTGGAGGCTGCGCGGAAGCGGAAGGAGATTGCGGAGCGAGGTGGGATGAGTTCGGAGCCTGGGGTGGAGTGAGATTGCCGTTTCTTTCGCTTGGAATGGCCCCTCCATTGCGTCGGGGGGCGCAGGTGGTGTGAAGATAGCGCAGTAGGGCTAAAAACGTGTCCTGGGCCGTTTTTGAGCGGGTTGGTGGGAATGGGGGGTCTTGCGGGGGGAGGGACGAACAAAAGTGGTCCCCGGCCGGCGAAGCGGCCCGAGGCCGGGGCCGGACAAAAGCAAGCACACCCCCCTTAAGGGGGGTGCTTTTGGCCGGACTTTTGTTCTCCCCGAACGAAAGTAGTTTTGTTCTCCCTTTTGTTCGCTTTTGTTCTCCCCCTTTAAGTCTTTTGTAAATTGCTTGTTTTCAGCGTCTTGCAAAAATTGATTGCTAGACAATACTTTTGTTCTCCCCCCTATCTTTTTACTGGCGCACAAGCCTAACAGGCGAACAAAAGTAGGAGGGGACTTTTGTTCTCCCCCTCTTGGCGTTTATAAGGCATTGGAGATCATTTACTTACGCAAGTTGAATGGCCTAGCAAAACGAGGGGGGGGGAACAAAACCCCCATCAGACTTTTGTCCGCCCCCCTCTTTCCGTTGTGGCGCAGTGGAGCGCGGCAAACACACTAATTTTGGTGCATAAGGCAAGTGTAGTTGCCTTAGCTTGGCGGGGGCCAATCGGAGCGCAATTTCCGCATGGGATTGGGGATGAAAAAATCTTCCGACAGATCCAATGCCCGTCCGGTAATCGGATGGATGGAACGCAAACTCAAAGAGAAGCAGAAACGAATCCACCACCTCCGCCGCCTCGTCTTAGAGACCGCCAACCGTCTCATTGATGCCAATAAAGCCAAGATGGCCAGCCGCAGTGCGCTGCTGCTGGGCGCGATCCGCCAGAGAGACTGGGCCCAGGCTGGCCAACATTGCGCCACGCTGGGGCGGTTGATTGAGATTCAGGTCGAGGCCGAGCGCATCCTGGCAAGGCACAGCCGCCGGGGCTGCTTGGGGCATCAATCTCGGAAAACTCGATAATCGGGGATAGGCAGCTTCTCCTGCGGCGGCGCGGGTAGGAAGAACGCGCCGAAGGGCGTGATCGTGGCCTTGGCAAAAGCCTCCAGCTGCTTAAACGTGGGCTGCACTTCGCCGGATTCCCACTGGGGCAATTGGGGGAAGCGCTTCACCAGCTTGGCCCTATCTTGGCATGAGCGCTCCACCGCCCAGCGGATTAGTTCTTTATTGATGGGAGCGCGGCTCATCTTCTTCAAACAAATACGCTTCCTCGTCCCACTTACTCAACGCCAGTCGGCAGACATCTAAGAGGACTTGGGCCTCGCTATCTACCACACACTCCGGCTGTCTTTCCCATGGCGACCAGACGCCATTCCATGCTGGAGTGGTCGGGCGCGTAACCACCCAAGTCGGCAAAGTTTGGCCTGAGGGGTGAACGTATGTTCCGCGCCCCACGCAAAAGCCCCTTTGCTCCATCAAGTTGATGAGTGCCTCGCAAGTGGCGAGGCGGACGATTTCATCTATCTCAGATTCCATCAGAATCAGTCCATGCTCTTCATACATGTGTTGCCACAGGGCGTCGGTGGTATTTCGGTGTTGTTCGTTCATAGCTTGTTCTCCCAAACAGCTTTCTCCGTGCGTTTTGGTTGGGGGTGTTCTGGGCACCCGTGCAAAACGTTCGTCAAACACATGTATCGCTCAGTGCTTTGGCGCACGCCCTTAGCCCCTTGCGTCGGGCAGTCATGCGGGCGGAAACACGCGAATGTGGGGCACGCCTTGTCCGCGACGATCACCCGGCGTTTTTTGCCGTGGACGAACACGGTAACAGTTGTCATGCTCCACCCTCCCACCAGTGACCGTAGCATTCGGCTGGGGTTGGATATTTTTGTTGTGCGTTCATAGCTTGTTCTCCTCGTCGTCAAATTGCTAGGGGGCAACAAAGTGTCCAGGGATGTGAGGAGAGGGGACGATGATGCCGTTGGAGACGAGTCTGCGCAGCATGGGACCACATGACTCAGGCTTGTAGCCCTCCCTCTCCAGCCAGGCAATGAGGTCCTTGCGCGACATCGGCAAGACGGCATGCAGGCGAGACCAATCCTTGCGCGGGCGGTGCGCTGGGGTGGACAAGTTGGGGTCCTTCGGTTGAGTCTTGGGATCCGGGCAGGGAAGCCAGGATTGGCCATGATCGGAGTGGCGCAGGTAAATGCGAGTTGAGACCAGGCCGTCATAGTCCCGGAGGCAGGCCCGGCTGCCCCGTTTGACGGCCTGGAGGCAAAACGTGGGGGAATCGTCCTCATCCTCGGTCTTGATGCGTTGCAGCACTAAGATGGAACGGGCCCAGTTGGTCAAATCGGATGATCCGATGCCAAGATATTGCATGTCGCTGTCCGTCCAATGCTGGCGTGCCTTGGCGTCGGCAATGGGCTTTCCGGTGTGATGGACCCAAATCATTCCGGGGCGGGTTGCCGATTGCTCCAGGATTTGGTTGATTCCGTTGCGGAAGAATGAGGAGACTGTCTCCAGCTTGGTCACGTCGCTGCCGACGTAGGTCAAGAGTGGATCGGCAATCACCAGATCGGGGCGGTGCAGGGCGATTAGGCGCTTGATTCGCTCCAAAAAGCGGTCTCCACTGGCCCCGCTCTCGTTGATGAAGATCATGTTCCGCTTGGCGGCATCCCATTCTTCCACTTGGAAGGCATGGCCCACGAGGCCTTGGAGCATTTCGCCCACGTCCCCGTTGTCGTTCTCGGCCTGAATGTAGAGGATGCGCAGCGGGCGAGCTGGGGCCAGCCCATGGAAGTCCTTGCCAAGCGCCCACCGCACGGCGGCGGTTAGGATCAGCGTAGATTTCCCGATGCCCGACGATCCGACGAACAGGGCGCTTCGCGTCCGGCACAGCCAGCGCCGCCCCAGCAGGTTGTCCGGGTCCTGAGTCCAGTCCGCCACAATCAAGCGATCGAGATCAAGTGGATCAGGCAATGGGTCCGCATGGGCTTCTTCCCACTCCTCCCAACTCGCCGCCCCGGTCGCCAAGCAGATCAACTCTTGGCGGGCGTCCCCTCGGGGGTAATCGGGGAAGCGAATCGACCGAGACGGGTCCGTGAGGCACTTGTCAGGGGCGGGCAGCCCAAGGCGGGCGATGTGGTCAAGAGCCGCCTGTGCCCTAGTCCGAAAGGTGGCCACATCCGGCGCATCAAATCGCACCGCCGCATGTAGCGACTTCCCGCCCGAATACACCACCGCCGAGATCGGCAAACCGCTTTGCGTGATCCAAGACCATTGCTCTTGCAATGTCCCTTCATCCCATTCGAGTAGCCCGTGTCGGCACACCACCACCCCTGTCAGCCCGGGCTTGGTGGCCGGGTTCAGCATCACCCCCAGTCCGCAGCCCTCGC